CTGTGTAGCCAGCGTCAGCAATTGCTTTAATCGCAGCACTAAAATCTCCCTTTAAAGGTTGGTCATCAAGGGCAAAGGTATAGCCCCATTGGTAATTGTCCGGTGACGTTTCGATAATCCACGTAGGCTCAAGCGGTGGCACTTTAGACTTCGTACCGATGTCGTCTAGCACCATGAACGCTACGCGCTCACAATTAGCCGCAGACGCAGAAACTTTACCGTCAGTAAAGCGGTCAATGATAAAGCAGGCGGTGTTGGCATAAACAGCCTCAGATTTTTTAGGCGTTAAAGTTTCAGGAAGAAACGAAGGCCAAGTGGCTTTTATAGCGCCATCATTATGGTATTGCACTTCACCATTTTTTATTATCGGCTTTTGCTTAACTAATAATATTGTTTCGCCAACAGGCGCAATTGAAACTAAATACTCAATAAATTTTTGTTGATCAATCATATAGTCACCATAGAATTGTGCGTGTGATATTTTTTAGCCCCTGCGGAATAAGCCTGAGCTGCAAGAATTGCAGTAGAGTATCTACCTAAATTAATAGCTTTACCATTGATAGATATATTTGCCCGCCACAATTTAGTTAAATTATCAAATGATACCCCACGAAAACCACTTTTATTTTTTGGGTCTAACCCCAAATTCTGTCTATTTTCACTTATAGTTACTTCACGTAAATTGCAAATCCTATTATCGTGTCTTAACCTATTGATATGATCTAATTGATTAGCTGGCCATTGACCATATAAATACATCCATATCAATCTATGGGCTACATACTTTTTAGCATCTAAAATTATGTAGTTGTACCCGTCAGAATTTTTATACCCTGCCACAGAGCCTACTGTAACCCCTCTGCGCGCTAAAATATGTGTGAATACGCCCGTATCAGGGTCGTAAGAAAGTAATTCTTTAAGCCGTTGCTGGTTCATAGTGTAGTCCTCTAGCCAAACTCTCCATTAAGGAAACGACGGAAGGCGTGGAGAGTTCGCTTTTCGCTAAGGACATGACCCCTTAGCTATCCGTGTTTCAATATATTATAGCATCACTTCCCGTATCTAAGCATCGTATTTATCTCGATGTCTAAGGGTAATCCTTGCGCCCAATCAGGTGGAGTGCACATAACTTCAGTCATGCGTTTTGATACCTGCTCAGCATCTGCTTCTGCACACTCCACTACAATTTCATCGTGAATATGCGCTGTAACGCCAAACCCTTCGCTTACTAACACGCGAAGAGAATGTCTTAAAATATCGTTTGCAGTAGCTTGGCATGCGTTCTCTAAGAATAGCCCGCGCCACAATCTAGCCCTAGGCCACTCGATTGCATCTGCAGCAGGTTTCCATGCCGCTTTAGCGTATGTTACTTCATCATTTTCAAACCGCGCAAAAGGATAACAAAGTATGCGTCCTGATGGTAATGCGTACCATAAATGAAGGCCATCAAATAGAAACGTGCATCTACCAGCGCTAAACTCTTTACCTTTATTACGCAATGCACGGCGGTATGCAGTTTCGGCATCTTGTCCATAAGGCATAGCCCACGGGTTAGCTCTACGCCAGCCATCAACCATTCGTTTAGCTTCATGTTCCGGCATTGCAACACCATAAATTCTACCCATAGATGCAAAAGCGCCTAGCCCACCCAAAAACCCTAATGCTAGCTCTTGAATTTTACCGAGCTGGCGAAGGTCTTTAGTCACCGCATCTTTAGTGCAGTTAAATGTCGCCATAGCATTAACAACATAAACGTCATCGCCATTACGAAATAAATCTAATTTTTCTTTTGACCCTTGTTGTAAAGACATCCACGGATTGACCCGCGCTTCAATCGCAGCCCAGTCAGCTACAACTAACACATTACCTTTAGCAGGAATAATGGCAGGACGCAACATGCCTTTAAGAATATCGGTTATCCTTTTGCCGAATTTCGGTACAATCTCATGGCCTCGTACCATGGCGTAGCGGATTTCTTCAGGGTTCTTAGCGCATTTGCGCGCCATATTGTGTAATTGCGCCCCATAGCTAGATGCACGGCCAGTCGCGCTACCGCCGGCAAAGACAAAGGCGCCCCTGACGCGGTGATCTTCCTCGTCAGCAAGTTGAGATAGTCGGTTGAACTTCGCAACCGATGACGCCCATAAATCGTCCGCGCACTGGATAACGTCCGCGACTTCGTTTGGTACTTCATCAGGGTTTTCCTCTGCAAGTAGTAGTAAGTTGGCGCGAACGGTCTTGTCAATAGACATTTTCGTTTCGCCTTCTTTAATTGTAGTCATTAGCTTTAATGCTTCAGGGCCAACACGCTCTTGCACCCACTCACGCATACGCGGGGAGCGTACAGACGTTATCGCACCCTTAGTCACATCAGTCACGATGCGCTCTATTTCCTCAAGCTCTACACTTGCGTAGCGCACAGCAGAGTCGGCCAATGGCCTATCTAATAACACGCCCTTGTCATTGATGCGCTCGTTGACATGGTAGTCAAACAGCTCGTCGTCAGACAGGTTACGCATAGCCTTAGAGATAGTCCGCATGACCTTAACATCGGTCTCACAGTACGCAATCATCTCGGCCATCAAGGTAGGGTCGTTATTGAACGTGCCATCGGCGCGAGGTATAGACAGCAAACGAATTAGCTGCTTACCACGGTGGTCTTTACGCATGGTAGCGCCTGAGAAGCGACCTACGTCCTCAAGTGAGCCAGGCGCACAGTTCGCACGGGCTTGTGCAGCCGTGCAATAGAATTGGGTAATATCGAAGTTAATTTGTAAAACATACCAAAATATCAGCCTCTCGAACGCGGCATTGTGTGCGCGTATCTGACCGGTGAAGTTACGCACCTCGTCAGGGAAGGGTTGATCAGGCGTCCATGTAATGACGTCACCATCATCAAACGCATAAGACATGCACAACACATCGGTGCTGGCGTCTTGAGCGTAGTTGTAGACGCCACGACTTAATAAGTCGCAGCGGCTACGTGACTCAAAGTCACACCAAAGTATTGTCATTTACGATAGTCTCAAATAGTTCGCAGGATTCAGAGCAACCACCATCTTCGTACGCAGATGCTATCAAACGCTTATCTGAATTTTTGTTTTCTTCATACATTTCAAACAACCGCGCAGTGCTTATATCACCGCGAAAGAAATGCCGGTGGCCTTCTTGCGGTCCTGTAAATTTGTGTTCGGCGTCCATGCGCTTATGAAAATCATAGACCGATGGATCGCGCTCAATTTGCATGAAGTGCTTTTTCAGCGACTTCTTCCAGCACCCAAGGCAGTTACCCTCAAACTCGTCTATGCCAAGGTCAAACGCTTGATCTTCCCACCAGTCAAGCACATCCTGCTTGTCGCTTGGCCAATCGTTAATTAAAGGGTAGATTAGCGTACGAGCAGCGGCTGTTTTTGGGTTCACGCGCCGTAGTTCATCAGTGCGGATGCCAATGGCCGTTGGAATTTCATGTTCATTAATACCCAACGACTTTAAGTAACTTTTGATTGGCGACAATTTTAAATCGCGGGTGCAACCAGGGAACTTTTGATTTGGGATGCCATACTTCTTAATGACTTCCTCAAATGGTGCGCCGCTACGGGCCGCAGTAGCGTAATCAACGATTTTGTGCGTAGGGGCTGACCGCTGATCGTGATGCACGACTGCCTCTAACCAAACCGTGTTGAAACCAAAATGCTTATCGCAATTGTGGATAAAGTCTAGCGTCTTGGGGTGTTCAAGACCAGTGTTAGCAAACGTCACGATGAAGTCGTAACGGTCTGACCAGTTGTCTAGCAGTAGTTTGGTCATGTAGGCGCTGGTGCGACCGCCTGAAAATGAGATGTGCAGTTTAGTTTTCATGTTTTACCTTTAATATAAAAGGGTACGCCTGTGAAGACGCACCCTTTAATTAATTACTCGGCATCCTTATCGGCTTCCATTGGGGCAGGTTGCATTTGAGCCATCGCTTGTTGGCGAATTTTCTCAATGATGCTGGTTACTTGCTCAAACGGTTGTTTAGCTAAGATAGCTAAGATGCCATTCATTTCTTCTACGGTAAAGTTAAAGTTCATTTTAATCTCCTATACACTGCGACGACGACGTGATGTTTCTTCTACAGCAGGTGTAGCTTCTTCGGCTTCGTTCGTAGCCTCTTTAGCATCCATGCCAGTCCACTCAACGATGTCAAACACTGGCGTAAAGATACGGCCATAGCTCTTATGTTGGTAGTGTTCTTTTTTAAGTAGAATGACAGGCACTGGTTTAGCTTGGTCTTTCTCTACTTGGTTTGCGATGGCTACGGCCAGTGCTTGCACTGCACGTTTACCACCAACAGACGTTGTAGAGAAGCGGGCTTCTAAGCCTTTGTCTTCACCTGTTAGGCACTTCAATGAAAGGCCGACTTGCGTTTCCCATCCGCGTTTAGCGGCTTGAGGTGCGCCTTCTAATTCAGGTAATGGTTGTGATACAGATACCATTTTCTCACCTAACACTTCACCGTCGCCCCAGGCAATAAAGCCGTGAACGAATGAGAAAGGGTTAACAGCCCAAGTAGAGTCGTCTTCGATTTCAGTTTGATCAGCACCGTATACCCAGTGGCCAGTCTTATCCATTTTAAGGATTGCAACGCCAGCAGGTGACACGTCTTGCTCTAAGGCGCGAAGTGCAGTGCTTAATGATGCTACGGTTGGTAGATTTGCTTGATTGAAGTTTACTAGATTAGTCATATTAATTTCCTTTAGATTATTTTACTAAGGGCAGCGGTCAATTGCTGTCCAATTTGCAACAAAGCTGGGCGAGGGTCATCCTCGTTTGCCAGCGTACTACCTGAACTAATGGCGACGACTGTACCCTCCGGTAGCGTGAGGCCGTGCTTTTTAAGCACCTTCTCAGCCTTGGCCGGAGAGATTAAAGCTGTCTCCATTATCTCAGATTCTTTCAGGTCTTTAAGGAGTGCAGCCTTAGCGTCATCCTCATTAACCCATTGTCTTGTAGCGCGTTTAGCGACTAGTTTAAAGCCTGGCACAGGTTTGCCTGTCTCCAGTAGTTGAAATGCCAGCGCACGTAGATCGGTAATCCACTGCTCTAATATGTCAGCATTGTGTAAGTATACACCGATTTGTTCGACAGGCAACGCATCGAGTTTTGTGTGCAGCGCACGGTCAACAGCGCCCGTCATCTGTGGGCAGATAGCCTTGGCAGAACACCAACGGCAATGCTCACCCACGTTTAACTTAGCGTCAGGTGACTCAGCTAGGCGCACAGCAGTAGCAAGTTCTTGCTCAAACTTCTTAATGCGTTCAGGGTTTGTCGTCCAGCGTTTAACGGCAGGCGGTTGTACGATAACCATCTCTATCTCGTCTATACCGTCAAACACCCACGCTACCTCTTTAGTACGCATAGCGGCAGCCGCGTAGAACATAAGCTGTGGGTTTTCTTCTACCTCAACGGCTACGCCATCGCCGAACTTCCAGTCCAATACATAGGCAGTGTCACCGATGCGACCTAAAAAGTCAGTCGATCCGAACACGTCAGGCAGAAAGTCACCAAAACCTACGCGTGTCTCTACTGCATACGCCATAGCACGGGCTGGGTCGATAGCATCAAGCGCGGCCAAGGCAGGCTTAATTTTATCGTCTATTAGTTCTTGCGTTAATACTTGGTCTTCGTACGTGGTGCCTAGAAAATGCTCAGGCGGTAAGTTCTTGTCTAATACGTCTGCAATCACATTATGTAGCAACGTGCCTACATCGGCGTATTTACTGGAAGGGCGTGGTGGCATCTTGTCGCAGAGCGCCACAGAGCCAGGGCATGAGATAACACGTTTGGCGGTTGAGCCGCCGACTACGGATGAATGTTTCATTTACTGTCCTTTAGATTACCTATTGAGATTGCAGTATAGCAATTAAAAATAAATGTTGTCAATATATTTTTTAATGTGTTATTATTTAAATCATCAACGGGAGATAAGCATGTTAGAAAAACAAGTTGAAGCCTACTTTAAGAAGGTAGTAGAGCAGTTAGGCGGCAAGAGCTACAAGTTCACAAGCCCAGCGCATCGCGGTGTGGCGGATCGTGTAGCGTGTTTGCCTAACGGTGACACATGGTTTGTGGAAATAAAAACAGATGGCGGTAAGTTGTCCGAACTGCAAAAAGTATTTGCAATAGAGGTTACACGCCTTAATCAGAAGTACGCATGTTTATGGAATAAGGAAGACATTGATGACTGGGCTAAAGCTACGTCCCTACCAAGAAGTCGCGGCTGACTTTATATACGAGCATGACCGTGCCATGATACTTGCGCCTGTGGGCGCGGGTAAGACGGCTATCACGCTCACTGCGATGCAGGACGCTATCGAGGCGGGGCTTGTTAAACGCTTCCTAGTGGTTGCGCCTAAGCGTGTCTGTACTGACGTGTGGCCCGTTGAGCAGCCTAAGTGGGCGCCACGCCTGTCACTTGTTGTGGCAGTAGGCACACAGAAGCAACGCCAAGATGCGTTCAAGACTGACGCCAATGTAGTGGTGACGAATTACGACAGCCTGCAATCGTTAGAGTCATTGAAAGGTTTTGATGCCGTGGTGTTTGACGAGCTGACTAGGCTTAAAAATCCTACAGGCAAACGCTTTAAGGCCATTGCCAAGCTGATGGACAAGATTAACATACGCTGGGGCTTGACCGGATCGTTCACCAGCAACGGCTTAGAGGATGTGTTCGGCCAGTGCAAGATAGTCGATCAGACCTTGTTAGGCCGTAGCAAAGGCGCGTTCTTACAGCAACACTTTGTGCTACTGAACAAAGACTTTAACGACTGGAAGCCACGCCCTGACGCACTTAAGACCGTGATGCAGATTATTAAACCTGCCACGTATGTGTTAGAGGCTGGCGAATACAGCGACAAGCTACCACCATGTCATACGGTAGAGGTGCGGTGCGAACTGCCTAACCGACAAGAATACGAACACTTTAAGAAGACGTTTGTGATGGAGCTGGACGGCAAAACATTGACCGCCGTTAACGCTGCCGTGCTGACGTCTAAGCTACAGCAGTTAGCGTCGGGCTTTATCTACGACACCGAAGACAGCGCTGAGACTAAATGGTTGAGCTTTCATAAGTTTGACATGCTAGAAGACCTACTGGACGAGAACCAACACGACAACACTATCGTGGTGTATAACTTCCAGGCGGAACTTAAAAAGCTAAAGCAGCGCTTTCCTAAAGCCGTGACGATAGACGAGCCTGACGCCATCAAGCGTTGGAATAACGGTGAGATTGAACTGTTATTGATACACCCTAAGTCAGCAGGCCACGGTCTAAACTTACAACACGGCGGCTGTAAGATTGTGTTCTTCTCACTGCCGTGGAGCTTAGAGCTGTACGAACAAACCATAGGCCGTCTGCATCGCAGTGGCCAAGCGCATGATGTGTGGTGCTACATACTGTTGGCTAACAAAACAGTAGACGAACGTATTTGGGCGGCCTTGCATGACAAGCGGGCTATTTCTGATGTTGCAATGGAGGAGTTGAAATGTTCATAGTAATGGCAGTACAACAAGAAGCTGATATTAATTTATTTGGCAAAGCTACGCCAATAGAGTTAAAGTTTGCCAGTGGCATGATTGGGGTATTGCCCGTGTTTATGTCTCGTAAGGCTGCCGAAAGGTATTCTAAAAAGAAGTTTACTATAGTTGAAATAGGGGAGAAACCAAATGACTGATGGTATAGATGGTTACTGGTGCGTAATATGCCAGCGTTTTATTGAAGCAGATGAGGATGGGATAATTGTGCATGATGACATACCCCATAACGATATGACTTTTGATGATGAGGATAAACCACAATGACATGTAATCAAGATTGTAATCAAGGCCGCAAGTGTGACTGCGGTGAAAGAAACGTAGATCGTGCAATGGTTGTGATATCCGTATTGCTGATCCTGTGTTTGTTTTCCATTGGATTTGGGCTATACAAACTAATCAATAGAAACAAAGGCCAGGAGTGCGCTGTGACTTTGCAATTTAAAGACAGTAAGGCTACTTACATTGGTAAGACTGTTTGATATATCACTTTTTTGCATTTAATTAAGGAGAACAAGATGGCGGCACATAACGACATCACAGGCGACTTGATACAGAGCCGCGTAAACAGTAAAGAGTTTGAGGATAATTTTGACTTAATCTTTAGAAGTAAAGACCCTATCTGCAACATCTGCGGTAAAGGGTTGGCCTCAACAAAAGAGTGTGCCTTTACGGGTTGTCCCCTTCACTGGGACGAACAAAGAATTGATGTTATTTCGGCCAACGGTAACGACGGCCTACATTACCAAGGAGAGTAGGATGGAAAGACTAAACTGGCGTTCACTGAACGCTATCATTAACGACAAGACAGAGGAAGAAGTGCTGGAGTTGCTAAACCATGAGCGACAGACCGAGCGCCGTATTTCAATGTTACAACGATTACATCAACGCTACACCATCTTACGCGCTGCGCGTGAGCGTGTGGAAATAATTAAGGAGGCAGTAAAACCATGAACAACTATCGTGAAGTTTGGGATAGGCAAAATTACAAGTTTACTAACGTAGACGCAACACCTTGGTTACCGATTGAGGAATTTGAGCCAGTCGGCTTTTGGACTAGACTATGGATGTGGGTGACAAAATGATATACACAATTAATCTATACGGCATCGAGCTAGATGTGTACGCAAACATTACCCGTTACTCAGATGGGTTTGGCACTGGCGACAGCCCTGACGACGTTGATGTAGAAATCCTGTCAATAGAACTGCCGGACTCTACGCAAGACTTAACAAACTTATTATCAGACGACACGCTGATCCGCATCGAAGACTTAGTATTGGAGGTAGCAAACAATGAGTGACGGAATGACAGAAATGATTGCTGAAGAAGCATTAGCTAAACAAGTAGGCGGGTCACATTACGCTTCTATGGTTTTTCAGCCAGTAGAGTTTATTACTGCAAACAACTTGGGTTTTTTAGAGGGCAACATTATTAAGTACGTTTGCCGTCACCGTAATAAGAACGGCGCTGATGACATCAAAAAAGCCATTCACTATTGCGAACTACTTTTACAAATGGAATACGGAGAATAACATGACTGAAAAAATGACATTACCAAAATGGTTATGGTGGAACAAAGGTGAATGTGTTGTAGAAATCCTATCTCGCGGTCATTTTCCGACCACGGCTATGGTAAAATTGCCGTCCGACAAAAAAATAGAGATAGAAATACATGAATTACGAATTGAACACACTTGAATACGTGATTTGCTACTTTCCTGCGTTTTTGACAGGTTTTTGTACATGCGTGGCTATCAGTGCATTACCGCCTTATCAATCGTCTGTTATACAGCGATTGGTGAGGTCGTTTTTTAGCTTTACCCGTCAAATTTGTCGGTTTCGACGTACATCGCTAAATCATCACCAGTAAATTCAATTCTACCCATGCTAGTGGTGATGACAATAATTTCGTTGTCGTAATCCACTTCAATTTCATCGATAGACTGACCTAACAAGTCGTAACAGATTTCTTCCGGTGTACGTTTAGCCATATTTACCTCAACATATCAGAGTTAATTGTTAACCGGCTGACTTCACCGTAGCGGCGATCATAACTTATTACCTTAGCATCTCGGCCTGACAGCCAACCGCCCCTGGCAGAATACGCATCACCTGGTGCTAGTGTACGATGCTGTTCGACTATCATCAAGTTATTTTCTTTAATATCGATAGAATGGTAATGGCCCATGTGGGCGTAGGCATACTTAGTCCTACCGAACATTTCCCTGAACTGGCCAGCAAACACTTCTGATACGTTTGCGACTTTACGCTTGTGGCCGTGGTGGAAGAACAACGCCACGTTACCGAACTCGTACGCATTGTACGGATTAGGTGATTTGTCCACAGTAACGCGCGGCTCGTTTTCATACAGCACACTAAACCACTCGCGCAGCCATATCTGACTGACCGGATCGTGGTTAGCGTCAGCCATAATAATGTGTAGCTTTTGGTGCTTGGCTAACAACATGTCTATTACGGTGCGTAATACACGTATCGCAGACCGGACTAACTTAGCAAACCGCGTGTCCACGTCGAGCAAATGTTTAGACGCAGGCGTTACAGCGTCCATACCGTCAAAGTGTAAGAAGTCCGATAGCTGTGCAAACACAGCCGTGTCAGCGTTAGGCGACTGAGCGATGGCTTGCTCCATCCATTTAACAACCAGCTTTTCAGCGATAGCGACGTCCCAGTTCTGACCGGTCTCCTCGTCCCATGACAGCATGCCCAAGTGGTAGTCCGTGATAACGTAGCAGTTCAGTAGGTTGTCATTAGACAGCGGTGGGGCTGGTAGTGCAGTCAGCCGTGGGATGTCTTCTTTCATGGCGTCAATTGACTGACGCATTATTTCCTGTAGCTTGTCATCTTCTAGGCGTGTCTTAACCCATTGTATTTTAGCTACGCCATCTTTATAAAGCGTTGACGTACCGCGCACCACAAAGGGGTCGGGTACTATGTGAACCATATCGTTTTGGGGAGCGTAACCGCGAATGGCGGCTTTGTGTTTTAATCGGTCAAGACCCGATTGAATGGTGCCAGCAGAAACTTGTAGTCTTTCGGCAGCTTTTCTTAATGAACCGTATTTAATTATTGCGTCAATAAATTCATTTTGTCTTTCCGTGCCAAACTGCTTTAAATCCTCATCGATCATTTGCGCTCCAGTTCAAGGATGTAAACGCCCAACTTAGCAGCGTTGTCCTTATCTAAGCAAATGCCACCGTCAGCTTGCTTTTGTATCGTCAGGTGTGGTTTTGTCGGCTGGAGTGTTTGCTGGGTCTGACATGCTGTTAAAATGAGCAATATACCAATCAGCAGGGTTTTCTTCGAGTGCATCGCGCAACCTTTGGGCTTTCGCCTGTTCTCTTGCCACAGCCCACCTTACTACTAATAGTAGCAGGCGGTCTATGATAGCAAGAATAGCGGTCATTACTTTTTGTCCACTGTGAATACACCTAACGTACCGATGGCGGCTAGACCCAAGGCTACAATCGCGTCGCCTTGCGCGGGTGATAGCGTCACGCCAATGGCGGTTAGTAGCGCTACGATACCGCGCCATGTTGATGCTTCTTTAAGACGTTCAATTAAATATGCTTTCATAGTGTTTTCCCCTTTTGAAAATCGGATATTGATACCCCATTTGTAAATTGGCAATGTGCAGACTCTTTCAGTTTTCCAGCCCACCTGCCAGCCCATTCAAGCCCTACGCTTTCTGCGATAGCGCCGCAGGTTGCAAACAAACCCTTATCGTTCCACTGGCATTTGCCGTTAACGATAGGGCAGAAGTCAAACGCAACTTTCCAATTATGAAAAGACTGCCCCGCCTTGGCATTAGTTACTATGCTGCCAGGCTTTGTACGGCCTTGATTATAAAGGGCTGTTTGACTGTCTGCATCACGATACGTGGATGTTATCAGTACGTCAATACCTTTCTTATCACATTCTTCAATAAAAGCCTTGCACATTGCAGCGACTTTAGGGTGTAAATCGGACAAACTACGGCTATTTACCAAAGTAAATGCTCCCGCTGATGGCGGCTGTAATGAGGATAAACACCACGCGCTCAACCCATGCGCCTGACGCAGTAGATATTTCAACCTTGGTCACGCGGCCATCTAAGGCGCGGTGATGGTCGTCGTAGTTGTCCATGCGTTTGAACAACGTAATCATTCGTTCTTCCATGCGGGCCAATGAAACAATCGCTTCAGACACTTTGTCCAGCTTTTCTTCTATGCGGTTGAGGCGCGTTGTTTGATCGTCCATACTAAATCCTTATTGGGCTAATGCGTTGACACTGGTTGACACCCCACGTTGTACAAGTGGGTCTTTTTGGAATAACTCAAGTACAAGGTTACGTTGAGATACAGGCACAGCGTTTAACATTTCGCTTAATGACTGACCTGATTTCATACCTTTAACCAATGCGGACATAACTTTTTTGTTTAGCTTAGTCTCTAACGCATCTATTGTTTCGTTAGCTAGCGTAACATCACGACGTAATAAATTAAGCCTAGGGAATTTTTTTGTTTCCGTTTTAATTATGTCTTCGTACATAGTAGCACCGGCTTTAGATTGTTCTGCCATAGACTTAGCTTGAGACACTTTACCTGACACTGATTTAAGCGTTTGCATAGCTTCATTGCTTAACTCTTTAGCAATATTGTAGTTGCCTTTACCAAATACTTTTTCTACGACTTCAGGTGAATTACCTTCAACTAAAGATATAAATTTATCCGGTGAGTCTTTATACAACTGCAACGCTTTAGCGCCGAGTTTAGTTTGAGATATGGCTTGACGACCAGCAGTGTAGTCGGATAAATACTTACCGTAGCCTGTACCGCCAGCATTTTCAATAGCGTCAACAAGAATAGGTTTAATTTTAGTGATGACTTCAGCCGCAGCGTTCTTTTGTGCTGTCTGATCCATGCTTGGACGCAAGCGTTGCACCGCCGCGTTAACTGAGTTTTTACGAATACTATCTAAAGCCCACGCATCAATCACACCGCCATTAGCAGTCCATTTGGCAATGTCATCGGTTACATTTTTTAATGCGCCTTCAATAATATCGTTACCAGCGTAGGTAGGATCTTTTGCTTTACCAGCAATACTAGCAATAATTGCGTCAGACTTAAGCGGTTTAAGGCCATATGCTGCAAGGCTGTCTGCGCCAGCTTGAGCAAAACGTGCGGCCTCGCCAAAGTTCAATGATGCGTCAGCGGCTTTAGCGGCGGCTTCATCTGCTGCCTTAGCTAATTGACCAGGGTAAGTATATTGTATAGGTCTGCGTACTAAACCTTCTGCGCCGCCTGCACTACTAATCCAAGTCTTAGATAGTTCTTTAGCGCGTTCGCCTGCGCCAGTCATGCGGCGCACGTCTTCAACTTTACTTGCCGCCGCTTGAGCTAGTCTATCTGCTTCGCCTTGTAATCTAGGCAACTGTTGGCCAGCTATGTTTGCGGCGTTAAGTTCAGTTGATAGCGTAGGAATTAATTGTGCGTTAAGCGCATTTTTAGCTTCTGTTTGCGCTACTTTAGATCCGGTTTGAGAAGTGCCTTTAGCCAACCGTTGTAATTGGTTTAATGTTTGAGCCTCTTGCGCTTGCTGAATAGGTCTAAAATCATACGGTAGTTTTTCAGCCGCGCGTGTTGCAAGCGTTTGTAATGGCGGCGCGTCTACGCCAGCAATAGCTTGGCCAGCGGTAATGCCTTTAGGTGCTTTTGCAGTAGCGGCTTTAAGCGCTTCTAATTCAGGGCCAGCAAGCTCTTGCACAATCTTACCTGCTTTAATTTGTGCAAGTCTACCTGATGCCGCATCCCACACCCAACCAGCAGCTTTAGCAATTGGCGGTAACAATGCACGACCACCTACTTCAAACGTAGCGCCAATCAATGTGTTTTTAGCCGCGTCAAGTGCTTCATTAGCTAAAGGTTGTGCAGCGCGTTGGCCTAGATTGTTTTCTATTAGCTTTTCTATTTCTTTAGCGCCAGCGTAACCTAAGCCTGCACCTGTGGCTGCGCCTGCAACTGTACCGGCTGGGCCAAAGATAGTACCAGGGACACCGCCTAAAACACCACCTATAGTAGAAAGCCCTGCCTCTAATATAGGGTAGCCGTATGTTTGCGTAGCAGTCCGTTGAGGGATAGAGTCTGCTGCTGGTGCTTCTGCAACAAGCGCCGGTGTAGGCGCAGTTACCCCAAACTTAGTACGGATAGCATTTTTAGTCGCATCGTTAGCGTTAGCATAGTTAGGGTCTTTAGCAGAAAACTTATCAAAGATGGCCGCCTTAGTCGCCGCGTTAGCGTTGACATAGTTAGGGTCTTTTAATACATCAGCAAGTGTAGCGGCCATGTTAAAGTCCTATTTTAGTAAAGGGTTGTTAGCGTCTACGTCGCCAGTAACGCCAAGTCGTTTTTCTGACATGTCAATACCTGATTTAATAACTGACTGAAATTCTTTAGCAGCTTTCTTAAATTCAGCTTCACTTTGAGAAGTAGACATACGGGTAATTGCAGCAGTGGCTTTTTCGCCTTCTTTTTCTGTAATTTGACCGCCGCCTTTAAGGGTGTTAAAGGCTTCCATAAACGCGCCGCCTAGCACTTCGTCTAAACGAGCTTTAAAGTCAGCCGCATCTGTACCAGGTATGTAGTTAGCAACGCCAGGTATACCTAATGTACTAATACCTCCTAAGCCAACAGCCGAGCTAAGCCCTGGATGAGTTAATAGCTCATTTATTTTAGTTACTGCATTTTTAGCCGTGACAAGCGCTTGAGGCGCGTTAGCTTCAAATTTAGCTTGCGCTTTACCTTTTTCTCTAGCTTTAGCTTCTGCCGCAATGTACTCAGGTGAGTTTCTACCTTTTTCAATTGCAATTCTTTCAAGTTCACGTTTATTAGTGAGGTTTTGACCGCGAACGGTTACGTCTTGACCAGCTTTAGCAGTAGCGGCAGTCATGTCTTGTCCGCGCATGGTTATAGCTTGACCAGCTTTAGCAGTAGCAGCGGTAGATAAATCACCTGCTGTTGCGCCTTGACCAGCTAGAAATGCTTGACGTTGATTCATTGGAATAGATAATAATTGCGCTGTAGCGCGGGCAGCTTCTTCTTGCGTGTAGATACCTTTTAATACGGCATCTTGAGAAAAAGCCTTAATGTTTTCATCAGAAGGGTTAAATGATAAGTCGCGTTTTGCTTGATTATCAAACTCTTGCCTTTGTTTAGCTATTTCACCTTGCGTTTTTTTACCGGTGTAGCCTAAGTTTGTAGTTTCAATATCTAGCTTTTTCTGTTCGCCTAATGATTTTAAATAATCGTTATAGCCTTTTACATCGCCTTTAGCGTAGAACGCGTTTCTGATGGATGTTTCATCATTAGCTTGAGCAAGTGCATTTTTAAATTGTTCAGCTTCAGCGACACCGCGTGAATATTCATCCATTTTCATTTGGTTAAGTTTGTTAGATTGCACAATATTTTGCATTTCGTATATCTTCGCCATCTGATTAAGCGGAGATTCTATTTGTACAGGCTTAATGCCTAACGCGATACTTGGATCTAAAGCCATAATTAATATCTCCCTAATGGATCGTATGACCCGCCAGTTGACCATTGTCCATCAACCATACCTCCACCACCGTATAGATTAGGATCTACAAACGAATTACCGCCGCCTTGGGGAAATATTCTGTTCATCATTTGATTTTGATTGTATTGATTGTAGGCGTTGCCTATGGCGTTAGACCATGCGTTAGCGCTACCAACGTAACCTGATGCCCGTGCATTGCCAGCGTTCATGTAGTTCTGACCGGCTTGATTAGCGTAGTTCTGACCTGCGTTAGCTACCTGACCTGCGGCAGTCTGACCTGAACCCATTAGACTTTGTAAGGGGTTTAATTGATTGGCACGGTTAGTTTGATAACGGTTAAACGCGTTGGTGTACTCTTGTGACCCCATCTCTTGACCGTAACGTGTAGCACCGCGTAATGCAGCGCCTGACAACATACCGCCTCTAGCGGCTGCAGTGCGATCTAGTGCTTTCATGCCTTCAGATAATCGGAACGCATAGCCTGGGTCTTGTTGGAAGTCTGCCATGCTAAAATCTCTAGCATACTTACTGCCAGCACCAGGGGTTAGCCCCATGTAGTCTAGCAGTCTATTTTGTGCAGACAGCCCCGCCTCACGGAACGGCGCTTGCAGTTCAATGTTCTTCTCATACATCTCACGCTGTAGTTCTGTCGCGCGGTCTGCTGACTCAGCCTGAATACCCGCTGCTTTCTTAGAGGCTTTACCGCCTATAACAGCGCCAGCTACGTTACCAAGTACACTTCCTGCTATACTACCGACTATACCGCCCATAATTGTTTCTCCAATCTAATAAGCCCATCATTACGGCTAACTTCATTAAACTTAAAATGTTTTGCTAACCGTAACGATTTAGCATTATCCTTCTGAATCTGTATTATAGCTGTTGGGTAATCCTTGGCTATTGAATCTATTACTTTTGTAATCTCATGCTTTACATTCCACTTGCCTTGTCTAGCTTGAGATACGAATAAATCAAATTCATTCTCTACTACTATAAACACACCGCCATCAAAGTTAACAACTTTAGCATGCTGCTCTACTGCTTTCTTTGCTTCTGCGTCATACGTTACATTATCATATTTCTTATAATGGTCAACGATAACTTGCCAAACATCATCCGGTATCATTCTTTGTCGTATTAAACTTTATAATTTAACGCTATTTTAATAATTGCGCCGCTAGCAATGGTTACTGGAGATACGCCGGTAACTTGTGTTGGAGCAAACAAATCAATTTTTGAGTCGCTTCTTGTTCGAGAAGCACCAGTTACTGAAGCTGCACTATTTTGTATTAGCAAGCTACCAATTTGTTCTGATCCATCGCTAGTGAAAGGCAGTGTTATAAGTAATGCGCCAGTGCCAAGAACAGTTGTAGTTCCGACATTAAGAGTAGCATTGACTTGCACAGAGTCTTTAGACACATATAATGACTCGCCTGAAACAGAGCCATTACCTAATACAAACCCACCACTAGCTGCCGTAACAACAGGCGTGTAACTTTGTCTGATGCCAAAAACTTTAGTTGTTGTAGATAAATTTTGAACTTCAGTTGCAACAGATATAAATTGCGTACCAAAACAAACTTCGCCGTTACTGCAATTGGATGCAACAAATACCCCATTACCCGTAGTTTGACCATCTATTGAGTTGTTTCTTTCAATAAAACTTGTTTCGTTATTGAAACGAATAGCCTGGTAGTTAGGAAAGTCACCTTCAAAATAATTGTTTTCTACTTGTGAAGTACACGCACCGCTTGGCGCTGGGCCGTTCATGTTAAGGCCAATACAGCCTCTTGATGCACCTGTAACCGCGTGTCTAATTCTGTTACCTGATACAATTTTATGTCCGTTTGCCGTTATTACAATACCTGCAATAGCTGCGCCATTGCTAGTATTGTAATCATTACATGAGTTGCCAGTAACGGTAGGGTTTTCACAGTATCCTCCGCCGGCTTCTTGACCTGCGTCAGCAGAAATACTAATGAACCCTGATCCGCACGTATCACCGCTATTGTTTCTAATAGTTAATCGCGTTCCACCATTGCGATGTGTAAAGAACAAACCTTCTAATGTCCCAAAGGTATTATTTTCAACGATAATATCTTCTGAAGCATAAAAGTCTATAATGCAGTTTATTGCATGCCCGCAAAGGTCAAAATAGTTTCCTACCGCTGAACAGCGTGTTGCGCCATTATCAAGGCCAATACCGTAATATACGCCTGTCGGCGCAACGATAGTTACTTTGTCGCCAACATGGTAAAAAGTATTGCCGCGTATTTGATTATCAAAACAATCAAAATAGCTTTCTACCCCAACATACCAAATGTTTTGCAATATGCAGTTAGTAACTGAGCAGTCTGTAGTTTTGAATAGGTAAACACCGTGTTGATGGTTGTCATCGCCGCCATCCGGATTTATGTCGTACTGACCATCAAGCAACAAACCATCTACATTAAAGCCTGTGGTTCTAGGCGCCGATGCAACATACGCAGAAATAATAGCCGAGTTATTTGTAGGCGCAAGGCGCCATGTTGAAATAATGCTGTATTCGTCAGAGTTGTTTATTAGTTTTGATGCGTAAGGGCCTTCACCTTGTAGGGTGACATTATCTTTAGGCCATAAATTTGCACAAGCGTATGTCCCTGCGGGGAAATTAACTACGCCGCCGCCATTAGCATCTACGGCATCTATAGCCGCCTGAATAGCATCTGTATCATCTGTAACGCCATCACCTACCGCACCGAAGTCTTGTACGGATACGGTCTGACGAAGTTTAGCTTGTACATTTGTAGTAACTGCATCTATGCCGCCTGGAGTGTAAGATACGTTCGCTGCATCTACTGCATTAGTTGCCACTGGTGTTGCGGTGGAAAATTTAACGACATCGCCTACGTTAAGGCCAGTTAAAAAGGTAACAGTGTTAGAATCGGTTTCTGTGTAGTTAACATCAACGATTTGATTACTGCCGTTAACAAACACGGCTAGGCTATTAGCGTTTACTATGTAATCAATAGTTAAGTTAAACACAGTTTGACCGGCAGTAGCAGTAGCTGTTTCTTCTAAGGATGTGTACGCAATAAAGTTAGAGTTAATGCCTGACAAGCCGTCCCAAGTGGCAATTAACACATCTGTGGAGTCTTTTAGCACGAACTTGTAGCTAACACCGTCTGTTAACCAAATCTCGCCAGTAGGCACTCGACCTGCGGCGTCTAAGATAATTGGGTTAGCTAATGCGGTAAAGCCTGAGCTTGAGGAGTAAGTCGTAGCGGGCGTAGTCGTACCAGCTAAGTAAGTGTACAGTAGCCCGCCTGATAAAGGGACGCCATCGTTGGTGAAGAACTGTGCGCCAGCGCCGCCTAAAGGGGATAAGTTAACAGCCATATATAACTCCTAATGTAACAATAGCCCCTAGTGTCGTGGCTACCCAATCATAAAAATCTGCGGTATGATTAGGATGCTTGTAATCATACCACTCTTTTGCGCCAGCTACTATAGCTACAAGCAGTAAAGCCCAGTAGCCTATAACAAAATACGTTACAAAGGCTAGGATAGCGCCTACAACAAAGTGCGCTTGTAGATCGACACGTACCGGAATACGTGGGCTAGACAGCTTGGCTAGTAGTGCGAATAGTTTTTCCATATTAAAAACTTACGCCCTCTGCGCCTGAGAAACCATCCCATGAAATCGATATAAATCCAGTCATATTAACCCCATTAGTATAGGCAGATGATCCTGATGCCGTTGCAGATGCAGTTATTTGCAATACATTAGAAACAACAGCAGCTGTAAAGGTTAACCCAGTTATTAATGCAACCGCAGCGTTACCTGAAACAGGCGTAGCCAATGTTGTTACAGGCGTTCCAACAGTAAATGTACCAGTCAATGTTGAAACTAAATCAACGTACGAGGTAAATCTTGCTACTGAAGGCTCCGCAGCTTGTGTTTTTACGCCGTATGTAGTGATTTGTCCTTCTAGTTTTACCGAAACAAACCCTGCATTTTGACCTGAAACAACCGTTGGAAGCGATATGTAGCTAATAATTGTGCCTGGCGTAGTAACATTAATTGGGTCTAATAATATAACCCTTTGTTGGTTTTTTTGAGCGTAATCATTAATGTATCTATCATTAGCGTAAGTTGTATTTCTTACTAACGCTGTTAAAGATGGCGGTAAAGAATCAGTTACGTTATAGCCGGATAGATTACAGTTAAGAATTTGTCCTGTGCCGGTAAAAAAAGTCCTTCTTGCAGCGTCACCATGTTCAACAATTACTGTTGAACCTACAATTAATCTATCTTGTATATTTACTATAGCATCGGAAGCAATAGCACTATACCCTGCTACTAAGGCTTTTAACATACAGTTTTCAATATTGGCTTGCGCAATAAGAAGTTTTTTATGCGATTCAACTAAGCCAAAAAAATTGCAATTTGCAATCGCATTAGTTGCGCCAGTACGAATTGCATATTCCCATGTACCAGTAGTATCGCTATCCCAAGGAGAAGTGCCGCCTGCAAAATGTGCATTTTCAAATGTGGTAGAGTTTACGCCGTCAATATGCAACGGAGGTTGCCATGCGTTCCATGCTTGCATTAATGTTTTGCCAACAAAAGTTAATTGCCCGAATGATACTGATGAAGACGCTAATGGCGCATAAGATGTAATTGTTATACCCAAAGTATTGTTTTGACGTAACAACATAATAGGTGAGTTAGCAGAAGAATAAAAATTAAGCGTAGAAAAATCTTCGCCCTCAATGTTTAACAATCCAATCGTTCCGTAACCATTGTTTACGGCATGAATACTAGGAATGTTGACCGTTACATTTTCAATTCTGTTATGGTGGCAAAAGTTAAAAGCCCCTGTACTTCTAGCTAACTGAAAGATAATGTTGCTTGGGCTTGATCCTGTAGCGGTAACATAAAAATCTCTAAACATTAAGAAATTTGACCCCACGCAATCAAATAGCCTTCCGCCAGTATTACCGTTAATAACTGTCCCGTTTCCTTCACCTATAAGCTCAATATACGCTCTTAACGTGCCAGTAGTAGAAGTTAAGTTTAATGGCGTATTTACTTTATAAGTTCCTCTAGGAAAATATATCTTACCGCCTGATTGACCTGAAGGGCCTGTAGCCCCGCTACAAGAATCAATAGCTGCTTGAATTGCGGCTGAACTGTCTGCAACGCCCGTAGAATCAGCACCGAAGTCTAATACGCTTACTGTTTCAGCAAGTTTAAGATTGATTGGTCGATTAACTGCACCTGTTGAGCCTTGATCGTATTTTGGTATTAAGGTTGACATACTAAATCCTTTATTTAATTATTTTACGCAGTAATTATACAAAATATGTGCTTGATATATAAATTGTTTTTCCTGCAAGTGCAGTCCAAAGAATTACCGTAGTAGTGCCTTTAATATATACATCAATTCTTCCGCCAGACCCAGTAGAGACTAGCCCCACTAAATTAAGTCCACTATTATCTTGCATAGATGCAACATATCCTGATGCCCCTGGCGCAAAAGGAAGCCCTGCAATTAAAACGCCTGCGCCAGTCCCTGCGCTTGTACAAGTAATGTTACAAAAAACTGAAACTTGTCTGCCTATTTTAGTATAGGTCGCCGTAGTTATTGTAAGTACAGCCCCACCACCTGATGTATCAAAAGGCGTCCAAGTGCCTTCTTCATAATCATCTAACGTATTAGGGTCTGTAGAAGCAGACTGTGTAGCAGGAAACGTAATGCCTGCGCCTGATGTACTTGGTGTTGCTGCGCCCACGCTTACTGTTGTGCCGAACTTACCTGTACCAGTCACGCTTAAGTTAGTAGCGCCTGGGTCTGTGGTATTACCTATTGAAATACCACCTGAAGCAAAAATAGTAAATCTTGTTGCTGAGGCTGTAGCATCAAAGATAGAAAATCCACTTTGAAGTAAACCATTTACGCCTGAAACTATATCATAAATACGCCCTGATGTATTGTCTATACGAATACGGGCCTGATTTTGATCTGAATTAGATACGCTAAATGTTTTAACGGGTGTAACAGTACCAATACCCAATCTGTTATTTGTATTGTCCCAAAAAAAGTTTGCATTTTTTTGGCTGTAAACACCTGATGCGCCTGCAAACACTACGGATCCTGCTGTAAACGCTGTAGTTGATCCTGTTCCGCCATTGGCTACAGGTAATGCAGTACCTGATAGCGTAATGGCTAACGTACCGCTAGTGGTAATAGGACTGCCTGATATAGATAAGAACGATGGGACTGTAGCCGCAACGCTTGTGACTGTACCGCCAGTGCCTGTCGCATTAATCGTAATAGCCGCAGAGCCATTGTAAGTTGTGCCAGTGCTGAATGTCACACCAGTACCAGCCGTTAAGTTAAACAAGTTACCACCAAGCGCTACGCCTGATATGGTGCTGTTAGTTAACTGGCTATTGCCAATGCCTGATAATGTACCGCCAAGCGTTAAACTGCCTGATGATGTCACGGTGCCAGTCAATGTAATGCCGTTAACTGAGCCTGTACCTGATACGCTAGTAACATACGCCAATGCAGGGACATCTGCTGCAACCATAGCCCTAAATGTTGGAGCGCCAGCAGAACCATTAGGCGCTGCTAAAAAGAAGTTAGCTGTTTTAGATGCGTAAGGGTTTAACGTGTCACCATAAGCGGTAGCCAAACTAATTGCAGGTGTAGTGCCTCCGCTAGATACGACAGGGCTTGTACCTGTTACGCTTGTGACTGTACCGCCTGAACCTGTGGCAGACAACGTGCCACCAGCAAAAGACACGCCAGTGCCTATCGTAACATTGCTAAACCCACCTGCACCGTTACCATAAAGAATGGACGTGCCTGATGTGGCAGGTGCGTAGTCTGTACCTGAACTTGCTGCACTAATAGCCGTACCGTTACCTTTTAATAACCCTGTGATGGTCGTAGACAGCGTAATGGCTGGTGTTGTTGTAGCTGTGGCCACAGTGCCAGCAAGTCCATTAGCAGAGACGACAGATACGCTTGTGACCGTGCCTAGTGGGTTGCTAGACCATTGGAACGCAGTGCCTGACCATTCTAAGTAAGTGTTTGATACCGTAGGCGCTACAATAAAACCTGTCGTGTCTGTTGCTGTTTGATACGCAATACGATTAGCCGCGCCGCCTACAAGGTTAGTTGCCTTGCCTATTGTTATTGTGGCTGGGTTAGTCCATTGTGGCGCTGTGCCGCTAGACGTATTAATAAAGGTGCTGGCACCTATGGCTAGTTTGGTTAGCGCAGTGCCTGACGCATAGTAAAGCGTATCGCCAGCCGTGTAGCTTGTTAAGCCTGTGCCGCCATAAGGCGTAGTGATTGCCGTTGCGTTCCATGTGCCTACGGTCAATGTTCCGACGCCTGTAATGCCTGTATATGACCCTGATATACGTGCTGACGCTATGGTGCCGCTAACAATCTGACTGGCATCAATAGCTATAGGTACATTTGTTATTGCCGTTATACTGCCAAAGTCATCCACTGTTATCTGTGGCACTGCGGTTGCAGATCCGTAAGTGCCTGGCGTAACGCTACCCGTGGCAGCGTAAGCTATCGTGTATAGGTTGTTAAAGAACCTAAACCATTCGTTCGATACAATGCCTGTCTGTGGATCGACAATGGTAACGCGTGGGGCAGGGATGCGGGTATAGTTAAGCATTAGTTCCGCTGATAAGTAACTCAGCGCCCATAATGGCTATTTTAACTGGGTCAGTCCCTGATACCTCGTACACGCGGTCACGTAGCTTTTGTGTCATGCCAAGACGACGCCAAATAGTACGATAGCCATATTGACCTATCGCACCCATAGACTTCCAATGTTCATTAGACCAAGTGTGACCGCCATCGTCAGACCAACGTAGCATGGCCTGTGGGTCGTTACCTTGACCTACAACAAGCCCAACGCCTGACTCAGACTCTAGTTGCAGACTGTGTTGCGCTGTGCGTCGTAAGTTGTTCTGACCGCTAGGTAGCGCTCTCCATGAGCGTAGCCACTTCTGTGTTGCGCCGTTATCGGCATAAACGTCTAGGTCAAACTTGTAGATGTTGCCATTTTGGTAGTCGCCTACAAGTGTTGTGGATTGGAAGTTGCACTGACAATTTGAACGGTGACGTGTAAACTCACCGTTAGTTAAGTAAGCACGTTCATGCCACGCGCCAGTAGCGACATCGTATACCCATGTGGCATTGCCAGTAGGGAACGATATAACGTAGAACGCATGACCTTCTTGTTGGTATGTGTAAGCCACAGCGTCAGATATGTCGGTGTAGCCTTGTACAGCGTATTCGATAGCGTGTGTGGACACGCGTTGTGCAGCGTAGCCGTTAGACCTGTAAATAACGCCAAAGCCCCGTGGGTCGTTGCCTAGCCAAAACAATGAGTTATCTAGCTTTGCTACAGAATAAGGTGCGATACAGCCTGTCTCGTTAAACGCACCTTGGATAGGTATCAACGGGAAGTCGGTAGCACCGGAGTCATACCAAACCTCTGTTGTGTCCGTACCGAATACCCATAGCTCACGATGGATAGAGTTAACGGCTACAACGCCGTCAGGTGAACCCTCAGCACTAGCAAAGTCTAGCGGATCGACAGATGTACCGTCTAATAGTTGTGTAATCCATATCTTTTGGCTGTCAGGCTCGTTGTAGACGAAATAGCCATCGAGATACGTAACAGTTCCAGCGCCAGTAAAGTCAGGGTCAGTGATTTCAGCAAATACGTTAGTAACTTCATTATAGATGTAACCTTTAGGGTTAGCGGCGATAAAGATTTGAATACCGTTATCAGCAAAGGTTACTGGCCCAGTGCCTAGCACTTCACCGATGTACACAAAGGTGTAGTCGGTGTTAATTTTATAAAACCCAGTACCTGATACGCAATACGCATCGGTGCCGTTGGTTTGGTGCGCCCACAAGCCACGAATAGGGCCTGTGCCTATGGTGGCTAATTTGGTTAAGCCTGGCGCACGGTTAAGATAGCCTATCTCAAAGCCATTCTCAGGCGTAGCTTCAGGAAACAAGTTAACCATGCGGTTGTCCGCAGCGTTAATTGAACGAGCTACATAAGATTGTCCAAGGATAGGCGTTTTCATTAATAGTTACCTGCAAAAATATTAAAGCGTTGACGAGTGCCTACAATGCTGTAAGGCAAGGACATGATGTCGTCAGGATTATTAATACGTTTCAAGTTACGTTTAGATGTCATAGCAATACGTTGCACAGTAGGAGAAGGCTCTACGCCAAACTCAGGTGCAATTTCACAGGCTAGGTTGTATTTAAACGCACGTAGATAGCCTGGAGGGAAATGCAAATTAGTCGCTAATGTTGCGGGTTGGGTCAATTCTTCTACCGATACAAAGTGCCACTCTAGGACTTTTGTAGGTTTTGGATATATATACATTTCAACGTCGGGGTAAGTCATGTTTACCCATATCACTTGAGGGTAGGTAGACGTTACTGTTTTAACCGCAATACCATTGTATTGTTGTTGGTTAATAAATTTGATGCCGTAAGAAATACCGCTTGATGGGTCTTTAAAATATGTGGAGTCATCAAATAGTATTGGGCGGTTGCCTACAAAGTCACCAGTAGGGCCTAGCGTCCTTGACAATTCATTAGGTGGCCAGCTAAACACTTGGTCTTGGGTAGAATATACAGACAAACGCTCTGTGTTCCATGAGTCCACCATTTGTTGAAGTGCAGAAAGAGCGTCTTGGGATGTAGATGCAGAAGGAGTTTCACCTTCCGCTAAAATTCCAAGCAAACGTAGTGCGCCGTTAATTTGATCGCCAGCGGTAGTAGTAGTCATTTTAAAGTTCCTTTTTTCTTAGCTATCGACATTTTAACCCTACTTTCTTCGGAAGGTCTAATGCCTATGTGCGATGCGCTAATTTTTGCCCTTACATGCGCAGGTCTTGGTTTTCCCCTAAGCGCTGCGGCCCGTTTAGCAATAGTTTCTGGCGATTGTTTTTTGCCTTTTTGAGCGGCAGACATTTTTGCTTTAGCTTCATCCGATCTTTTAAGTCCTAAACAAGAATCTGCTAGTTTTCTTTTATTATAAGCAGGCTTAAAAAAGTCTAGCCAAACTTGTTCGCGCTTTAAAAGATTATTTTTATCTTCTACAAACTCAATAATTTCATAGCTAAACATTGCTGATGTATGCTTTACATACGAGTTTTGTAAGTGTTTACTGTGGTGGGTGCCTTTTTCAAGGTGATGTTTGTGAACTCTCCATCGGCGGGATATATTTACGGCAGAGCCAATATACATGCTATTTGTAGCTGTATTGGTTATCGCGTATATTCCACTTGTATTCACAGTAGCTCCTTATTCTTTTCTACGTCGTTTGACATCCAGCGTATTGACGGGAGCCGCTTCAGCTTCTTTTTTAGCTGGCGTATCAGGATTATACTCTATCCATCCGTTTTGTGCATCAGCTTCAGCTTCCTCAATCATAGTAGCTACTTTAGTACCATGAACAGGGTGTCGTAAATATATTGTAGGCATGTTTTTTCCGATAAATAAAGAGGAGGTTTTTAGGCCCCCTCTTTTCCTTAAGCAGTGATGCCTAAGTTTTTTAATACTGTGCGAAGTGCGTTAATTGCAGTTGCTAACTCAGTACCAGACGCAGTATTTGTTACTGCGGTGATTGCGGCAGCTTTAACAATAGGAGTAGTACCGTAAAATCCGATAGTACCGCCTGCATTGCCAAGAATAGCGCCATCTAATTGCTGGTCTTCGTATGCAACACCGATAGGTTTGGTATTAGGCATAATAGTTCCTTTTTAAAAGTTCCGCCCCGAAGGGCGGAGTTATTACTTTTTATTACATTAAGCTACAACAGCAAATTGCCATTTTGCACCATCAGAAATAAACAACTTGCCTACGCCAGTAGCGTTAGTAGTAACGCCAATAGAGCCTTTAACAGCAGTTGTTGTAGTGGTGTTAGCAGTAACTGCTATGCTTAAAAAATATAGACCTGCACCTGTTGAAGCGGTAAGTGTGTTACCACCCAATAGTTTTTCTGCGTCTACATTACCGTCAGATACTTGATATGGGCCTGCGCCGTTTGGAATTGCCATGGTATTTCTCCTAATTAAATTAAAGAACCCCCACCGAAGTGGGGATTACCTAGACTAACCCCAAATACGGGCAGCCATTTGTGGACGAACAGCGCTATAGCCATATAGAACGTCAATACGGCAAGGTAAGCGGTCGTTGTTGATGTCATATTGACGGACAACACGTAGAGAGATACCGTTGTGTACTTGACGTGAAGCCATATCAACACCTTGTGGTAATAACAAGTCAGCAGTCGCGAAAGTGATTGCATCTTTGTGGTATACCAAGTTTTGAGCGTATTGAGTAGAAGCTGCACCAACGAATGTAACAGCAGCGCCGTCTTGTGGGAACGCGCTAACAGTAGCCAAAGCGTTGTTTGGGGTGTACAAAGCTGGTGAAATAGCAATGTTAGTCCAAGCGCCGCCTGAAGCAGTGTTAGCAGCAGTTACAGTGAATTGTTGTAATGAACCAGTTGATTCACGAGTTTGTGGGTTAACTGCATACACGCCAGCAACAGTGAACACATCACCTACAGTAACTGTAGCTGAACCTGTACCGCCATCGATGCTGATAGTAGATTGGCCTTCAGTAGTGATTGTGCCATTTACTAAGATAGTGTCGCTAGTAGAACGAGTACCAGTAGTGTGTTGTTTGATAGATTGAGACATATTAACTTCTTCGAAGCCTAATACGCCCATGCCCATCATACCGTTACGGAATTGACGTGAAACAGTGTCAGTAGGGTTGAACAAACCTTTCATACCTTCAACTAGGCCCGCGTTGGCAGCTGGGTTAACAGTTGCGTAACGAGGAGACATAACAGCAGCGCCTTCGTTTAGTTTTTGTTGAGCTTGCAACAATACTAATGAAGTTGATGGTGTAGTGCCTGGAGTACCTACTGAGTTGTAGATTGATTTGTAAGCATTAGCAACGTCTGCATCAACGCTAGAAGCCAATTGTGAGATACGTGGTTTCAATACACGTTCTGCAAAATCGTCTAATTGCATTGTTAATTCAGCAGATGTGAAGTTAACGCCAATGTGTTTTTGTGATGCAACGGTCAATGTTGTAAATTGCTCGTTATCATCTTGCACTTGTAAAGCCGCGCCGTCAGTTACTAAAGCACGATCCGGTAAACGGATACGCAAAGTAGAACCAATTTTAGCGCCTTCAACGGCAAAAGAATCGTCGTATTGACGATTTACGTTACGTGTGATCACAAGGTTATTCTCTAGGATTTCTAGGGCTTTACGAGTGATCATATCAATGGTTAAGATTGAGTTTGACATGATATTTCCTTATTAAAAGTTAGCGGTTTCTTTTCGCTTCCCATGCCTTAGCTTGTCTTGACCTTTCGG